TTATTTGGTCAGTAACTAAGCAATTGTCTGAAGTATGGCATTGTGATTACACTAAAATTCGTACTAATAAGGATAATACACAATTTTGGTATAAAGAAGATTGGGCGGACAGAGGCGAGAAGGCTATGGTTTACCCTGCTTTTAATCCATCTAATCCATACGGCAAGCAGATCCTATATATAAAAGAATATCGTCCTAATATGGGTTACTATTCTTTGCCAGGTTACTTTGGCGCGCTTAATTATATAGAATCAGATATTGAAATATCTAAGCACGTCTTAGGTAATGCGCAAACAGGGTTTTCTGCAAGTAAACTTATAACTTTACCAAATGGCGAGCCTTCGGATGATGAAAAGCGCAATATCGAGAAACGCTTTACAAATAGATTTAGCGGATCAGATGGTAAGAAATTTATTTTAGCTTTCGTAAACGATAGCGCGAGAAAGCCAATAGTAGACGATTTAGGAACTTCAGATATTACAAAAGAAGATTTCGGTCGCGTGGATTCTTTAATCCAAACTAATATTTTTAGCGGGCATCAAATTACTACTCCATCGATCTTTGGTATTGCAGAGGCGGGGAAATTAGGCAGCCGTTCCGAAATGAGAGACGGCTACGAAATATTTAAAAATACCTATGTAAATAGCAAGCAGATGCACCTCGAAAGTGTATTCAATATGTTGGCTAAATATAGAGGTATTGAGGATGCAGAATTATCAATAATCCCGACCGAGCCGATCGGATTCGAGTTTACAGAAAACCTATTGAAAGAAATAGCGCCTAAAGAATGGCTACTTGAAAAGGCGGGAATTGATATGAGCAAATACCAAGCACCTGAAGAACCTGTTACGATCGTGCAATCTACGCAATTTAAGGACGATTTTAGCGTGTTTTTTGAGTTCGGCGAGGAAAAGGATGCTTTTAATATTTGGAAGCAAAGAAAGCGCTTTAATGACGATTCAGAGTATCATATGTTTGCAGAGGTAAACCAATTGCAAGCGAATGTACTTGACTTGATGTCTAAGGATAAGAGAATAACGCCAGAAGTATTAGCCACTACGCTTGATCAGAATATAGAAACGATCAATCAGGTTATTAATACATTGGTTCAAAATGGATATGTAGAGGTAAAAGAATATGCAATAGGCGAAGGATATGATGAAAATATAATTACAGAGCATATCTTAACCGCTCCATTGTCAGATCTTTTAGTAAAAATTAAGCCACAAACTAAAGAGTTATTAATTAGATATTCCTACGAATGGAAAAAAGAGTTTGGCATTTCAGATAAAAGTAAAACTTCTACTCCATTGATCGATACAAGCAGACCTTTCTGTAAATATCTTTTAGAGGCGGGAAAAATGTATAGCCGTTCCGAAATAGAAACAATTAGTGCGCGTTTAGGATATTCTGTATTTGATCGTGGAGGTGGTTGGTATACAGAACCAGATGGTAATCATTCTCCAAGTTGCAGACACGAATGGATTTCAAACATAGTAACAAGAAAATAGATGAGCAAGAACACATTATTTATATCAGTTCAATCGATTAAGGACAGGACAGGATTGCACGCAAACGTAGACGAAAAATTAGTTTTGCCTGAAATTAAGACGGCGCAAGATATGTATATTTTGCCTGCATTAGGATCAGCACTTTATAATGAATTACAGACGGCGGTCGATACGAATACATATACAAATTTACAAACGACTTTATTAGATGATTATATCGTAGATTGTTTGATCTACTTTGTAATGTCTGAATTGCCGCAAGGATTATCATATCAATTCTATAATAAAGGGTTGATCAGAAAGACAGGGGATAATCAAGAAAGCCCTTCAATGCAGGATATGATTGACGTGGCAAATAGATACAGAGCAAGAGCAGAATTTTATAAGCAAAGACTAATTAAATATCTAAAACAAAATAACGCTTTATATCCTAATTACCTAAATTTTGGTTCTGGCATTGATTCGATAAAGCCTGATAATGAGGGATATTCTGTTTCAATGTGGTTAGGGGATGCTTGTTGCGTAGACGATTATGATAATAAGCACAGAAAAACATTTGAGGAAAGGTATCAGGGTAATATCGGTTGCTGCTAAATATGAGTAAACAAGTAACAATTAAAAACCAAACTAAACTTAAAGTTTATTTGGAAAAAGCAAAAAAGAATGACATTAAACCAAATAGTCAAAGAACTAACAACGATAGGCAACGCCCACGAGCAAATTAATTTTGTTTATTTTGGGGATGTTTGGGAACGTTTAAGTAATGGCGAAGTTACATACCCTGCTATGTTTATGACTTTAACGGGTGCGAGTTTCGGCGCAAAAGAAATAGTTTATTCTTTTAGTCTTTACTTTATGGATCGTATGCTAATGGAAGAAACAAACGAAACAGAAGTGTTATCAGATATGACACAAGTGGCGGGGGATATTGTGGCGCAATTAAGATACCCTGAAGATTATGGAAATGTAACTTGGTCTTTAAACCAAAATCTACCTATTACATTTTATACGGAAGAAGATCCTGATTTATTAGCAGGCGTAAAATTGGATATTAGTCTATCACTTCCTTTTATTAACAATAGGTGTCAAGTACCTTCAAATTATAATTATTAATGGAATCAAAAAAAATAAACCAATTAGCAACGGAATTAAGCCCCGCGCTTTCTGATTTAACAATCATAGGAGATCCTACAACAGGAGTTAGTAAAAAGATTACGCTTTCGCAAATGGCGTCTTTGTTTACGGGAACAGTTGAGGAGTACGCAAACCTTGCAGCATTTCCTTTAGTTGGTGTTGCTGATACTATTTACATTGCATTAGATACAAATGTTTTATATCGTTGGAATACAGGGACAAGCGCTTATGTAGAATTATCGCCGAACATTATTAATTCATTAGTATTTAGTGATGCGAATGGATTTGATGGAACAATATCATTAGTTGGATCAGTAGCAACGCTTACAATTACAACTGCATTAACAACAGGATCAGTACCTTTTATAGGTGCTTCAGGTGCATTAACGCAAGATAATGATAACTTATTTTGGGATGATTCAAATAATAGATTAGGTATTGGAACTAAACTACCTACTATTGCTTTGGATGTTTTCGGATCAGGCATTATTGGACGTTTAAACGGAACGTCAACAAACAACGCATTCTTAGGATTTGGGAGTGCAGGGACAAATAGATGGTCAATTGGTAATGTTCAATCAGATCATAGATTTAGAATTTATAATGAAGCTACAACAAGCGAATTAGTTTCAGTTTTATCAACAGGAGAATTTGGTATTGGTATTGCAAACCCAACAACAAAACTACATATTGACGGCGCGGGAACTGCATTAATTGCAAACTTAGATGCAAATGTTTCTATTGCAAAAAGCGTTTCGTTCCGTTCAGACAATAGTGCAAGATTTAATATTGAGGTTTCAGGAACTGAATCAGGTTCAAACGCAGGTGCAGATTTCTTTATTAGGCGATATTCGGATGCAGGTGCTTTATTAAATACTCCTATAACAATAACGCGTTCAACAGGTGCAATTTCATTATCAGCGAATACCATTGGTCTTGGTGTTGGAAGTCCAATTGCAATAGATGGAACTAATGGAATATTAATTTTACCTAAAATTAGATTATACAATTCTAATCCTGCTACTCAATATCATGATTTTGTTTCTGCTGCAACACAAAATAGAGATATAGTTATTCCTAATGCTTCAGGTACAATGGCATTAACAAGTGACTTATCAGCATATTTACCTTTAAGTGGTGGAACTTTAACAGGTGCATTGAGTGGTACAACTGGAACTTTTAGTGGACAAGTTCAAGGAACAATAATTAATTCAACTTCAAATACTTATAGATTAAGTGGCAATAATGCTTTGCAATTATTTACATTGAATAGTCAAAGTGTTATAAAAATAAATGGTGCAGGGTTTTGGGGTGTGCAATTAGTAGGTGCTAATGACCAAGGTATTGTAATAAATAATACAGGACAGGTAGGAATTGGAACTGCAAGTCCAAGTAGAACTTTAGATGTAAGGGGTACTTCATTATTTAATGGTAATATGCAACTTGATTTAGGTGATTTAAATGCACCAAAATCACTTTTATTTAATGCAAATTCAACAACAGGTGGAAGTTATGGAGAAATAATATGGTATAATGTTCAATGGGATGGTAATGCAAGAGGAACTATTCGTGTTGAAGGAGATGGCGCTTTAGCAAATGGTAGAATGATATTTTCAACAGGGAGTTCAGGTTCAGCCGCTA